CGCATCGCATCGTTTTGTTCTGTTGGCACAGGGGGTGTTGCTGCCAATAGTTCTACCGCTAGGTCAGCTGGTGTGGTGTATTTGTGTTCACCATGAATTGCTGCGGCTACTGATGCGGTGATTCGTTTCTCACCTTTTTCGTTTGCCCAACGTAGGTTCAGCCAGTCTTGGCTGCCGTGTGTTGGCTTGGGTATGGTGTGTAGATTCTGCATTGTTCCTCCTATGGTTGTGCAGTTGTATTTGTAATCTAGGGGTGTGACATGGTTAATGTCAAGTCAATCGCTTTCATTTCTCGTACCATCGCCACGGGGATATGTATAGCGTGGATGCCTTCTTCTTCGCAAATGGTTTGCCATAAGGTGATGTGTTTTTCTTTCGACCCTGGTTCACCTACGGGGATGAGGAACCCTACGGTGTCTACGAGACATTCACCGTCGTCCTCATAGTCGTCCATGTTTAGCCAGCCTGGTTCCGACAGGTGGGTGTCAGCCCATTGGATGTAAACAACGGTTCTATTCGTCAAAGTCATCGGGTTTTTCTCCACAGTCGGGGGGTCGGGGGATCACCCCACGATATACGCATAGGCATAAACGTGCGTCTGTCATAGGACTTCCAGATCGGACCAGTTCCGTTTGTCATGGCGGCCCACCAGCAGGGTAAGGGTTCCTGGGGTGGACCAAATACCTTTAGAGTCAGCGAACCATTTTGATCCACCATCCATTGACGGGCATTGGATACGGGTATATGCACCATGATCGGTGACTTGCAGGTGATGCTTGTGTGCGGTGATCCACAGGTCAGGTTCGCGTCCTTCTTCACGCAGAATCATTATCGACTGTGCGTTAAGCCAATCGTTTTCTTTGCCGGTGATCTTGTGACCGTGAGCGAACGCAACCTTCACATCGGATAGCACTTTGGTTGTGACCATCTCATCGTGTGGGATAGTCCATTCAAGGTTCGGTATCTGATGATCCAAGATTCGGAACAACATATCCATCAGGAACCCTCCAGCGTTATCTGAATCAGAGGTAACAGACTTGCCGTTGCGTCGCATCCATTCGCCGTGGTTGCAAAGTGTGCCAATGATTTCCATGACATCAACCATTGACGCAAGGGTGGTTATCCCTTTGCTGAACAGGTCTGCACCAAGTAGCAACTGTTCGCGCTGTGTCAGTTCAACAGTAAACAACTGGCTTGCATAGTTCCCATCGCATCCTTCAAACGGATCACCCATGTTTACGAGTGCAGCACTCTGAATGTTCCTACCTTTACGGCGAAGGTCATGGAGTTGCTGAACTGTTTTCTCCAATGATTCCAACACCCGTTCAACGGTTGCCTCGACACCACCGCCAGCAGATTTACCGAGCTGAAGGTCAGCCCAATTCACTACGAACGTTGATGGTGGTTCCTCCGATGGTTTAGGTACAGCCCGTTTCGGTTGCTTCCAGTTACCTACACGTTTACGCAACGCCTCAATATCTTCATCAGGTAACACCCGTGAAACTCTGCGACGGAACCTCGCACGATACGAGTACAGCCATGCAACATCTCTGTCACCGTTCTCTAAACGCTTAGAGGTTTGCCACTTAGACATTCGTACCGTGTCGTCAACAACTTCAAACACCGCAGGGTCCAAACCGAAACCAACCAGCACAGAAGTCCAGTCAGTTGTGATTGGTGTCGGCAGCACACCGGTAGAGATTTCTCCACCATCAGGTGTGATCTCTGCCCATGCACGTTCGTTCTCAGATGGTTGGGATTGCTCCTCTATTTCATCTTTTAATGACATGAGCGAATTCCCCTCGACGATACTTGCTAATTGAATGGGTATCTAAGTGTATTCCACGTTTCTCTAATACCCTGCTGATTGCTGGTGCAGAGATTGTGTGATCGTCTAACGCTTCGACAAGTTCTTTGCGATCTGTTTCATCCATTCCTTCAAGTACACGCTGGATTCGTGGGACACGGCCAGACGGGATAGCTTCTTCAGATCGTATTTCATTTAACAGACTTTGCTTTACGGGCTTGTTCAACTGTTGCTCCCTCTATGAGTTTGTTTATCTTTTCGATAACTTCCCATAGTGCGTCAGCTTTATCCCTCCCAGGATTAGATTTCAGGAGACAGTCACGCACCAAAGTTAACTCAACGGTAGTTAATCCTTTTGCCATTTGCAAGCACCTTTCTACGGGTGCTTCACCCTAGTGCTTTTCTATGTGATCCGTCAAACGCTCAGAAACCTTATCCAGCTTGTCCTCTGTACGGTCCTGTGCGCGTCGCATCAAACGCAACATAGCCATAACGGTGTCATGGTCTTTCCTGTTTTCGGACTTAAACTTTTGAACTACTACCGCTAGGATAGAAAAACCACCGCCAATACAAGCAGCCCAAATAGTTGCAAGCCCAGCGTCCATATCATGCAGGCTTTCCTACGAAACGGATATGCCAGGGTTCGATTTGTAACTCCCAAGACCAACCTAATGCTGGTGCTTCAGCCAACAGGAACTCCAGCCCTGACCTCTTACAGCCTTTAGGTTTCGTGGAGATCGTGACAACTTTGCCGTTCGTTTTGATAGCAGCGTCAATGGCCAAGCCCCATCCGTGGTTGCTCGTACCTGGTGTAGCGCAGGGCGCACCCAAATGTAGATACCATTTCTCGCCGTTATACATTCGGATCACTTGAATGTTTTTCTTGGCATCAGGAAACGGTTTCATCCGTGACATAAACAGGGCAACCTGTTGGGCATACGGTCGGTAGTCGCCAACATGAACTAAATCTAAACCTTCTTTGGCTGCAAGTTCCCGAAGCTCACGCCATGATTCTGCTGCGAGATGGTACATCTTGCCGGAGGGGGCGATGGGGCGAAGCAAAGATGCAGGAAGTTTCCCGTTCTCGCAGCCTTTCAGGTCTTTGGGCAACACCAACTTTTTGATTGGCAGTTTGGTGAGTGATGTTTTCCGTCGTAAAGCCATTATTCAGGGATTTCGGTGAACAATGCTTCGTCGGTTTTCTTGTTCTCGGCACGTTGAGCGAACTCACCCAAGCCTAAAGCGGACAAAACGAAGGCGATTGCTGGCTCTACAGGGATACCTGGAACTACGACGGAAACGATTAGGGCCACGAAAGATGAGACAAAGGCTGCGACGCGCACAGGGTTGTTGTATGTGAACGCTTTAATTTTCTGCATATTGAATCCTTTGTCTCGGTACGCAGAAAGTGTACCAAAAGGGTTTACCCCTGTGCTGATTACAGGTTGGGGTTTGCGTCGCTTAGAACGGCTCCTGATGGTGTCTCAGGGGCTTCTACGGGGGTAGTCTCAGGGCATGATTCAACTGTTATGGATATTTATTCAGGAAGCAAGACTGCTGTGGTGGTCGCCTGTGTTGCTGTGCTTTTGGTGTTTCTCCAGATTGTTTGAAGCTTACCAAGAGCAAAGGTATCGGCAGATATTGTCCGAGATATTCGATGGGGTGAACTAGTTAAGTTCCCCACGGAAACTGTTGTCAAGGTTTCTTGAACTGTCGTGGTAGTCGGGACTATGGCAGGGGCAGTCACTCACAGGACAGTAGTAATACAGGTCGTCGTCTGTGGTGTGAATCAGATTATAGATACCCATACAAGTTCAGTGGATTGCGTAAAAACTATGCGACAGTAAATGAACCTGATGAGGTCCACTTGTAAACCGTGTACGAACCAGTCGTGCTTGTGGTAGGGCTTCCAGTTGTTGCCGTGATTAAAAATGTTTCTGCTGTCAACAGTTTCAAATATGCAACGCCCTTCCCACCAACACCACCCGACCATGGGTTAGATGCACCTCCACCAACACCACCATCACCAGTATTCGCTGCACCAGCAGCACCACCACTAGAAGGGTTTGAGTTTCCACCTCGACCGAACGTTAACGATGAACCAGTAAACGATGTTGCATAACCACCAGTCCAACTATTATCAAGGGTAAGAGTTCCGTTGCTTCCGTTAGATGTTGAGCCTGTTCCACCCGTCCCAGCGGTTCCCGCAGGGAAGCCACCCGTTGCACCGCCACCACCATTAGCAGTAACAACTGTCGCCGCAGATGGGTTGGTGACACTTGAAACCCCACCAGTTTGACCATTGATGCCAGCACCAGAACCATCCTGGTTGCCACCCGTTCCACCATTTCCAAGCGTAACCGTGTATGTTCCCGTCAAAAGAACGGTGTCACCAGAAATAGCGACACCACCACCACCGCCACCTGGGGAGTTTGCTAGGTTTCCGCCAACCTGATATCCACCCGCGCCACCACCGCCAGCACCGACAACAAGGAATGTTGCAGTAGGTTGCGACGAGCCAACACCAGCCAGCATTTGCATAACTATGCCGCCGTATTGCCGATTAGAACCCAAGTGTCAGTTGCAATCTTTACAAGTGTTGCCGTAGCCCACTTGCCGTTAAGTTTTTTCTTTGAACCCTGTGCTTCGAGCGTAACCCCAGCACCACCAGCAACCGTGATTTGACCGTCACCAATTTGCATAAGGTTCACCTGGTCGCCTTCAGTAAACGCAACAGACGAGTTAGGTGGCACAGTCACAGTAAAACCAGTTGCTTTATTAAGCGTCACCAACTTATGAGCGTCACCCAATACAAGGGTGTAGGTGTCAGTAACGGGGTTGAGTGTGAGATTATCCAACTCTGCTGAACCAACAGCGCGATCAGCAATCTTTGCCTGTGTTACAGCATTGTCAGCAAGTTTCGCTTCAGTCACATTCAAGTTAACAATCTTGGCTGTCTCAACAGAATCAGTAGCCAACTTCGCAGCAGTCACGTTCGCGTTCAAAATCTTTGCAGTAGTAACAGAATCCGAAGCCAAACCAGCAGCAGGAACCTGCTTCCAAGCAACACCATTCGTCGCAGCCGAATCAGCAAGCAACGCAAAATCATTCGTACCAACAGCCAAACGATTCAAAGCCGAACCAGTAGTAACCAACAAGTCACCCTTAGTTGTCAGCTTCGCTACAAGTTCGTTCGCCTCATCCGCATCATTCGCAGTAAACACCGGATAAACCGTCGCACCCGCAGAATGGCTACTTGCACTCGTATCATCCTGACCCCTAGTAAGAGTAAGAGTCGAACCCGAAATAGTTGCACTGCACTTCTCCTCGGTTGAAGTACCTGGATCAAGAACAATATAGAACGGGACAGAACCAGTAGACGGCCAACCCGTTGTGGCAGCCAAAGAACAAGTGGTGTCGGTGGTATTAATAGCAGCAGTAATGGTGGTCGCTGCGGCTGCACCTGCATATTGTCTACGAGTAAAGGCTGGCATACTGTCCTATCTTACACTTCTCATAATGACCACACAGGTTCCGTTCCAGTCCCATGTGTTGTGGTTGTTTGCTGAGTCTACTGGTTGCCAGCGGACATCTTCCACGATCACCGAATAGGTGCTGGCGTTTTCCTGATAGGTGATAACACGCGGGTTCTCAACCAGGTCACGGAGGTATTCCAGTTCTAAGTCAACATCAATGAAGTATTCAAATCCTCGGATGTTCAGTTTGTGGTGCAGTAGCAGGGGAACAGAAAAGATTTGTGAACGTAACGGTGCAGCATAGGCTCGACCTAACCAGCGGGTAACTACGGGGCCAGTTGTAGCGTCTGTGGCTGAACGGGTCATGGTGAGGCGGGCTTCAGCTTCAAACACTTTTGTTTCAAATCCGTCAAACGTGGACTCTAAAGAGTTGACTACGGTTTGTGTGCCGACTGTTTGGAAATCACCAGAGTCAGCAGCAACAGCAATAGCAACAGTTCCGTTTAACGGTTCGGTACGCAAGTCCCATTTAGGAATAAACTTTGTGTCTGGTACACCCCAACGGTAGATACCTGAATCCAAATATCCTGAAGCAACTTTGTTTGTTGAATGTTGACGGTATGCGCCTAAACCTGAAACGGTGAACACTGGTTTGTTTTCAAACTCATGGATGTCAAGAATTGCACCTTGACCTGTGACCATCAAATCTGATGCGTATGCAGGTTGGTTGACGCTGACCTGTGTGGAAATATCCAGCCTGCCGATACCTGTTGAGGTGTCGTCGTAGTTTGTCCACCCGAAATACAGGTATTGTCCGATAGCAGAAAAGGCGTTAACCGAGGTTCCTGTTTCAATCAGTGGACCAACGACAAGGTTGCCGTCGCTGTCCGACGAGCAGAACCGCAACCCTGTCGTTAACCCAATAACCACGAAACCGAGGTACGCATCGATTGTAGTCACAATTTCACCCATCGGCAACTCAGCTGCAACAGTAGGGATATCCAACGCTGTACCGTCAGGTTTGATGGCAGTCTTATAAACCAACGATTTGTTGCCTGCGTGACCTGCACAGTAAATCGCATTTTGTCCACCAGCAAAACCAACCCATTCAAAGTTGGTGTTCGGATGGGTGTATAAAGCTGTTGGGTTGTTCGCTGAAGAACCTGGGGTTGTGGTGATGTTCCAAATCTTTTGCTTATCAACACCCTGACCAGCAACCATCAAACGGCCACGAACATAATCCAACACACCAGCCTCAATGCCGGTGATGTAGTTAGACGCAGCAGATGTACCAGCGTTCGTTTGGTCTATGTCACCGTCAGCGTAAGAGAAGAACACGTTGTAACCATCTGAGGTGATGCTGTAAAGGTTGGATGCGTTAGTTCCTGTGACGGTTGTGAAGGTTGTGAAGTCTGTTGTGTACCGAACTGTTTGTGCTTCCGTACCATAAATCCTGTCATTAGCCGTAGCCATATACAGGTTGGTGTTAGCAGAAGAATAAGCCTGTGCTGTGTCAGGGAGCAACGACAGTTCGCCACGGGTCCACACGTCAACACCCTTGCTAGAACGGAAACGGTACGCCTCAGCGTCAGCGGTATCCGAATACTTTTGTCCAGCCCCATAATGCCAAGATGATTGCGACCTACGCCACAAACCTTGCGGGTTGATAGCCGACTCACCAGGCTCAGCAGACTGGTCAACCGAGTCACGAACACGCGCATCAAACTGTCGACCGAAAGCATTTGACTTCGTATCAATCATGTACGGTCTGCCGTTAACAGCAACAGGATAAAGATACGGAACAACCTGTGTTGAGCCTGTACCTGAATAAAAGGCTGGTGTTCCCCTGAACGGGAAACTGTTTTTCGTGATCGTTACAGCCACGACTACACCCTAATAGTCAACGGGTATTGTCTCGCAAGTTTCGCTGCTTCAGCGATGATACGGTCACGACGCAAACGCAAAATGTTACTGAATGAGTCACGCATAGACCCAGGTGGAACCTCATCCGAACGGCGAGTATCACCTTGGGATTCGATAAAGTTGCGTTTGATTTCACGGGTGGACAACATACGGGACATCACACCCATCTCCAAAATATCTTCCATCGTCACAGGAATGTTGGCTACAGATTGCAAACTATCTGACACGCTTGACACACGGCTGAATGGGGCTTTGTATCGCACACGCAAAGTTCCGGACATCACCATTTCGTCAAACACGATGGCATACCCTGATGTGAAATCTGAGGTAGGTAGGTCGCGTTGTAGTCGGGAGCGACGGATAACAGGATAATCTGTGTTCAAATATCGCAAACGAACATCTAGCAGGTCAATGACTGATGTTGCACCAGTTAAGTTAACTTGGCGGTCAGCACCGTTATAGCTGACATCTGCCGAGATAACACGGAACAGACCGTTCAACGGGCTGGACATATCATCAATGTCTTGGTTCAACGCTTCCAACATTTGTGCTTTAGGGAACCGTGGGTTTAACACCACTATTGCCCCTGTTGCGTGTGATGCTGCTGTAGTGCCACCGTAGCCACGTTCAACGATCAACGTTTTGTTACCGCTTGTTGCTTCCCAAACATAAATAAGTTCTGAGTCAACCTCAAAAACTGTGCCAGCGCGAAGCCCTGCCAACTCATAGGACATGACAAAAGACGTGTCATCAGAGTCAACGGATAACGCTAACTTGTTTCGTTCCTCGATGGTTCCCGAAAGAAGTTGGCGTGACACCCGATCAAGGAGCGCACCAGCGGTAGACATTTACTTCTTTTTCTTAGCCTTCTTCATAGGCTTGCCCATTTTCTTAGCCATCTTCTTGGCATCAGCTTTGCCC